GTCCATAGAGCATCCTCAAAACCATTAATTTCTAGAATATGCTTGTAAGATAAACGAACATTATCAGCTTTAGTTTTACCTAAAGAGCTGAGTAATTTAGTCCAGCCATCTTCACATGGTGAATGTTTTCTGATTTTATTTAATGTTGTATAGTCCATTCCTTTTCCTTTCGGGCGGTTAAGTGGAATATTCTTAGTAGGTATGTGGTGGTACGTTCTCCACGGCTTTTTATTTAGCAATATATGGAGCTTGTAGTATAAAACTGCCATATTGTTTGGATGTATCAGTAGTACAAAAACCTCTTTGCATTTTAGTACCGTACACAGTAACTAAAATATCTCCAGCAAGCATATCTAAGCTCTCTGCGTGGGTATCGTATATTACTCCGTCAAAGAAAACGTCTGACCAATCATCTACACTTTCGCCCATGAAATACTGGCGTGGGAACTTATGTTTTACTCCATCAACTATTTGTTTGTTGTAGACATCTCCTAAGCCCTTATTAAGTTTCTCAGCCTCATTCATATTTCTCATGTCTCTCTCCTCTGCCCTAATGGGTGTTAGTGTTAATAGTTAGGCTAGAAGGCTGAAACCTAATCCGTCCTCAGGTCTAATTACTCACTATCATTAAAAAAGGTTTGTTCTAAATGTTCTAATTGTTTATCTGTGTATATAAAATTAGCATCCGCAATAGCTTTTAAATCATTAATTGACCCGGCATCATTGAAGAGCTTCCTATAAGTTTTAAGTCCCTCAAATATACGTGAAAGTTTTTTTACATCAGATAAAGTTAGGTTTATTAATGCTCTTGGTAATTCAAAAAACTCCATAGCCTCATTATTTAATAACTGTGGGTCATTACCAACTAAAAGATAACCATCACTATCATTTGTAGGGCCATAAAGTACATATTTATATTGTGTGTCAGATATTCTAGCCTTTAGACCATCAACCATACAATTTTTATTAAAGTCAGTTCTGCTACTTATAACATAATTATATTTTTCTATTTCAAAATTAGTCATTATTTTATCCTATCTATCTTCTTCAACACACTTCATGTCGAAGCCCAACCGCATGTTATTGTTGAACTCATGCCTAGCCTCACCTTTATTAAAAGGGTCTACTGCTAAATCAAATCCGTAGTAAACAGGTAGGACAACTGCGACCAAGGGCATAAGAGTTAATGCGCCAAGAGCCAATCCACCTGCTACACCTAAATTCACGGCGTTGCTTTTGTTCGTACGGCGGTTAAGCTCTGACTTAGCATCATAAGATGCGTTAACTACTTGATTGCATGTTCTATCCATATCAGCTTGACTAGGATATAGTGCAGTAGAGGCACATGCTGTTAATAGTAGTGGTGTTAATATTAAATACTTCATAGTAAGTTCTCCTTTTGATGTTTTCTAATTGTTAATGTAAGGCGTACTTACACTTAATACAAGCTTTATTTGACAAATAGGGTAAGAAAAGATATAATGTATTGAATTTAAACGAAACTTTTCTAAGCGTTCCAGTTATTATGAAGGCGTCCTAAAGACAATTCAACATGCGATATACACATACCACACATATACCTTTATATAGAGAGCTATTAGAATTAACACAAAGAGATGTTAATAACGCTTTAGAATAGGTTTAGAATAGCGTGAGGGGGTAATCGTGTCGGTTAGGCACTTACATCTCGAAATCACACACGCACATCAAATGTGGTTAACATGAGGAAAAGGCCGAGAGCTGCTTTTATAACCTCACTGGCACTATTTAAAGGAGCGAGCATTGCGTTTTTAGCTAAGTCATTGATAACAACCAGTTTTGCAACCGCATAATTACTATTATGTTAAATTATGACCTGATATAGGGGTAAATATGTGGCTGAATATTGGGTTGGGCATGGGTGGTGGGGGCGTGTTCGTATGCGAGGGGTCCCACCCTGAGGCTTATAATTAAAACTTTTTTAAATTTTTTTTGAATTTTTTTTAGAAAAGGGTTATGGTTAGATAAAGGAATTAGATATGTCAGAGGATGATTTAGATGTAAGTGTCGCAGCATTGCGTGGGGAGGGTGCGTTGGTAGAGGCTCCTCTGGTTGGTTATGATGCTCAGAAGAAGATGACGACCGAGAGTTTATTGTCTGATATAGAGAAGCGTTTGAGTTTGGCGTTACATTTTTTAGATGAGGCGACTTTGCGTGATGCGAGTGTTAAGCAGTTATCTGATTTAGTTAAGGTTATGTTTGACAGGCGTCAGTTATTGATGGGTGAGCCGACGCAGATTGTTTCTAATGATGATAGGCGTACGATTAATAAGTTGTTGCCTATTATTTTGGAGCAGGCTAGGATGCGAGGGATATCGGTTCCTGTGATTGAGGGTGAGATAATTGATGGGTAGGATTAAACGTCGATGTGGCATAACCCAAAGACGGATAAGGGCGGCAGTATGTAGAGTATTATATAATAAAAACAATAGTAAATCAGCGAAATTAAAAAGAGGTATTTAATATGACGGTAATTGCAACTGACGGAGTAACAATGGCGGCAGACCGTAAGGCTCGGATGTTTGGACAGTCGTTTCCTGTTTGTAAGGTTTTTATAGTTGGTGAATATATTGTAGGAATCGCTGGCGACGTAGATTATGGACAAAGATTAATTGAGTGGTTTAAATTATATGTAAAAAAAGAGGCAACTTTAGATGACAGGCCTGACGAAAAAGATGTAGGATATGATTTTATGACAATTTCAAAAAAGCATGGCATACAACATCTTTTAAAGCATGATTTTGTAAAAATTAACTTACCTTTTTTCATAGGTGGTTCAGGAGGTGATTTCGCTTTATCTGCTATGACATTGGGTAAATCACCAAGAGAGGCTGTAGAATTGGCAATTAAACTTGATAGAAATTGCGGACTTGGCGTTGATGTGTTGAGTTTAAACGATGTCTGATTTATCTGATTTAACAGGCGAGGCCATAGGAAAGCTCGGAGATTTTGAGTTTGAGGCCTTGTTAAATCAGGTAGTGGGTCTAGCTGAGGATGATCGCAAGGTAAATCAAATCCAGTATTATAAACCTATTACTGAGCGTCACATGAGAATGCACTCGTCGGATTGTCATATTATCGGAGCGGGGGGCGGAAATGGCAGTGGTAAGTCTGAAGCTTGCCTTGTGGAGCTTGTAATGTGTGCTACTGGAGTGTTTCCTGATAGCTGTAAGCACTTATCAGAAAAAAAGTTCCGTGGGCCGATAAACACCCGTATTGTGGTGGAATCGCTAACAACCGTAATGCACCCTATTATGCTTCCTAAGCTAAAATGGAACCAATGGACGGGTATGGCTCCTATCGGCGGTTCTCAGGGTCATTGGGGGTGGGTTCCAAGGGATTGCTTGATTGATGGCGATTGGAAAAAGTCTTGGTCTGAGAAGTTGCGTACCTTAACGGTGCTGTGTCGTGACCCTAACGACAGGGAAAAGGTTCTAGGACATTCAAAAATCCAATTTATGTCTCACGACAATGATCCCGAAGACTTTGCATCTGGAGATTATCATATTGTAATGCTAGATGAACCGCCTACATACCCTATTTTTACCGAAAATCAAGCCCGTACCATGCGTGTTAATGGCAAAATCATTTTAGCAATGACGTGGCCTGACGATCCCGCTATTCCTGTTGATTGGATTTATGATGAAATATACGACAAGGCTGCGAGTGACCCTGATATAGACTGGTTTGAGCTTTACACTACCGATAACCCCCATCTAGACCAAGATGCCATTGCTAAACAAATGGATAAATGGGATGAAGAAATGAAACGAGTGCGTATTTTAGGGCAACCAATACGCTTTTCTAATTTAATTCATCCAGGATTTACCGACCATGAAGAGGTTTGGTCGTTTAAAGCAGGCAAAAACGTACTTCCTATGGAGGGATGGATTTGTCCGATAACGGGTTCTGATGATTTAGAAACATATTGCCATGTGCAAGAATTTGATATTAGCCCCTCTTGGCCTGTAGTGTGGTTATTAGACCCCCATCCTCGTAAACCCCATATGTTTATGTGGGTGGCAATAGACCCTAATGATGATTGTTGGGTGGTGGCTGATGGTGAGTTTGAAGGACAAACCGAGAATATGAGGGAATATATTAATGAAATTGAGCGTCAATATGGAATACACGCATCTCTAAGATTGGTTGACCCCAATATGGGACGCTCACCCGCAGGACAAACACGGGGCGATACATGGCAAGAAGAATTTGCTAGATGTGGAATTTATGTAGAACTTGCAGATGATAGCTCAGTGGGACGCTCATGGGTAAATGGTATGTTAAAGCCCGACCCACATTTAAGAAAACCACGGCTTCATATTCATAAACGTTGCGAAAATACAATTTATCAGTTAAAAAGATATTCATGGGGCGAATATAAAAAAAATCAGGAACGTGACGTAAAACAAACCCCAAGAGAAAAATTTGATGATTACCCTACCATGCTTAAATATTTGGGTAATTATAGACCAGACTTTAATATGTTGAAAAACGGCGCACCTATTATTGGTGCAGGAAGAAGGTCAGGGGCTTATGGCTCATAAATATATTTGTGATGGTTGTGGCAAACAAGAGGATACAATGTCCAGTCTAGAGCCTGTAGGACATGTAGTTCCTGCTATTTATTGCCCCGACTGTCTAACCAAAGTTCAAGAATATATGAACGAACTTGATGTATTGCATTCCCAACTAGCCTTAGGTTTTAGTAAAAAACTTGTTGCACTGAGAAAAAAACACACTAAAAATAACTTCACATTGCCAGATAAAATATGAACGCAAGCGTAAATATGACAGGCTGTTGCGCCCTTTCGGGCAAAGAGGTCTATGAGATTAATGCATCATTTCCAAATAGTCATCCGTTTGAGGGCAGACCTATGAAAATAGGAAGTCCACTAAAAGAGTGCTATGATGTTTATTTACTGCTGTTAGATGGAAAAATTACCCGCTTAAGCATACACGAAGAAATGTTGAGTAAGGTAAATGAAAACATCGGAGTGATTTGGAATAATGTCTTAGCGGCGTTTAAGGACGAGGAGCTGATTGCACAAACTGCGGTGGTGACTAATCCTAAGTCAGACGAGCAGTTGGAAATACATCGAAAAAATGTTATAGACTTTGCTAAGAACAAACCGTTGGGAATTTTAGCTATAGAAAGGACTTTAGACCGTGGCGAAAGAGAAAAAGCAAAAAGAAGTCATTAATGGAGTGCGCATTAGACGCTCCCGTAAAGATTCCTTTAAGTTCAAAGCTGGTGATATTTATAACCGTGTGAAAACATTTGCGGATAAATGGGAAAATGATCGCTCTACAGCTAGATTTGAATTAATGCAACGCCACGCTAAGTTTAGACAGTGGACGGAAGGAAAAAATTGGCCTTGGGCTGATAGCTCCGATATTAAACTCCCAGATATGACGGGTCAATCACTTAGGGTACAAGATACCCTTCATATTGCCGTAATGTCCGCACGCCCCCCTGTTACCGCTAGAGCAACCGATAAGGTTTCTAGTGAACGTGCGGAAAAAGTAGACCAAGTTATAGACCATCAATTGTTTGTTGATATGAATGGTGAAAATTTTATTTCTGAATTAACGGAAACTTTTACTAATGATGGGCATTTTGTTGCCTTCATCCCGTGGGTAAAAGAACGCGCACAAGTAAGTGACGCGCTAATGTTTCCTCAAATACCCGAAGATGTTAGCCCAGAAGAATATTTTAAAGCCATAATTTCTAAAAATTATCCAACGGCTGTGGAAACAGTGTCTAAGGGAAAAGAGTTTTGGGATTGGTCAATAACCAACGAAGACACCTCAAAAATGGATGTGTCCTTTTATACCGACGATAATGGTGTGGAAATGGTGACAACAAAGTTTGCCAATGTTTTTGATGGGCCTGCACCAATGGTTAAGGATTGGGAGTCGGTTTTATTTCCCGTGCGAGCGGCTAATTTACAACCACCGTCACCTTCTAACCCAAGAGGTGCGCAAGCCGTTATTTTAGTAGATTATCCAACAGTTGATGAAGTTGTACGATTACAGAAAAAGGGTTGGTATGATGGTCTTACAGACGAAGACGTTAAGGGACTAACAGCCGTTGCACCTAGCTCAGACCACGATGACACCGATAGAGCCAAAGACACCTTTGATGGGGTGAGTGGAACTGAAACAAACCCACAAACAGGGGCAGAAAGCCATAAACAATTAACTCGATACACATGTTTTGACCGCTTTGATATAAATGGCGATGGGCTAGATGAAGATGTTATTTGGTGGGTTATAAGGGAATTGTCAGGAAAAGTGGCTAAAGCCGTACTAATGACAGAAATGTACCCCTTTCCTAAACCACGCAGACCACTAGCCACAGCAAGTTTTATTCCCATTAAAGGTCGTGTAGGGGGCATAAGTCAACTAGAACTAACCGAAGGCACACACGATGCCATGAAAATCACCTATGACCAGATGATTGATTCTACAACTATAACCAATTCCCCATTTTTCTTCTATCGGGCGGCGGGTGGTATGCGTCCTGAAGTTATCCGTTTAGCCCCAGGTGAGGGCTATCCCTTGATGGACCCATCAAGGGATGTTCATTTTCCTCAAATGAATAATCAAGCAGGTGTTATGGGCGCAAATACAATCGGATTGTTAAATAATATGCAAGAGCGTCTAACGTTAGTGGGCGACCAACAACTTGGCAGGGTTCCCCCCGGCGGTGCTACAGCCCTTAGAACTGTTACAGGCATGGCAATGATGCAAAACAACGCTGAGGCACGTCCCGAACGCATTTTAAGACGGTTTTATATGGGGTTAAGAGATATTTACTCTATGATACACGAATTAAATCAAATATTTCTTCCTAAAGATAAAAAAATATTAATAGCCAAAAGTCGCTCAAAAGAGGACGAGCCATATTCTAAGATTGAATCGGTTCAAGAGATAAGGGGTAGTTTTTCTTTCGACTTTGATGCAAATGCGTTTAATACCTCACGTCAGGCACTTGAGCAGGCCATGACCGTAATGATGGATAGATATATTTCAGATATTAATCTTCAGTTGGGAATTATTGACCAAGAGGGTATTTATCGCTTGCAACGGGATTGGGGTAAAGTCATGGGGCAAGATCCTGACCAATATCTCAGCCCACCTAGTCCAGATGCAACAATGCGTAAATTATTTGTCGAAGATGTGCTGTTATTAGTTGCGCAGGGTCAAAAACCATATGGCGTACCCGCTGAAGGTGCTGCGGCGCATTTGCAAAAATTACAAGAATTTATACAAAGCGATGATTTTGGGCATCTCCCTCCGCAACATGTAGCTGAATTGCTAAAACCTTATATGGAACAAGTGGCACAACGGGCGCAACAAGAGCAAGTGCAGGCGCAACAACAAGCGGCGGCAGGACAGAATAATGCCTCACCTGCGGCGCAATCGCCTGGCGCACCACAAGAAAACCCAATGGCTATGCCAACAAATGTTCAAGATGGGCAATTAGTAGACCAAACCTTGCCTGGACTTAATGGAAATGGATCGGGGAACCCACAATGACCATAGATAAAAAGGATTGGCTTGCATCGCTTCCTGAAAAAAAAGTATCTCCTGAACAGGTAACTGCGGCGAAAACCATTTCACGTCAAGCGGTTAATATGAAGCACCTTACTAACGACCCCAATTGGGATATGTTTTTAAGTTTTATTCAGTCTACATTAGATGAGGCCGAGGTTATGATGGCCTACTATACTGAGGCACTACAAAGCGTTAAAACCAAGGACGAAGATATGGCTCAGCTTAAAAGGGGGTATTTAGTATCAAATGAAAGATATAATATTTTAACAAATTTAATTGAGTTACCAAAGGCTATTATTGAAGACGGTGAGACGGCAAAAGATTTATTAGCAAGGTTAGAAGATGGAAGCAAAGATTAAAGCCGTGGTTGCAAATTGCTTACCTACTGAGATAGTGGAAGCACTTATGTTAGCCGCTAAAGTACGAATGACAGGCCATATTACTGTGCATTTTAAAGATGGATTGCCAAGAGTAATTAAAACCGAGAAAGAGACAAGAATTTTTTAGGTACTTGCGTTTTGTAAATTTTATAGTATAGTCACGAAAGGGAAACCTAATAACTGGCCCCAGAGCTTTCGAGCTTTGGGGCTTTTTTTATTGGTGTAATGATCCTCACCAGATCGGGTTCTTGGCCCCTTAGCCATGATTGGAGTATCCAATGACAGACGTAAAATCACAGGAATCTACCGCTTCAGGCGATTCCGAGAACGCTTCGTCAGGCGATAAAATGATACCTTTTGATCGTTTTAAAAAAGTAAATGATGAGAAAAATTCCTTGCAGGAACAAGTATCAGAACTTTTACAGGGTAAGAATACATTAGGAGTTGCCTCGAAAGCCAAAGCTGAAGAGGTCGAAAAACCCCAACCTGTTTTTACTCGACAGGAGCTTAATAAATTTTTGGATGATGGTAAAATAAGTCAAGAGCAAATGGATAACATTCTCGACAACCAGAATCAAACAAAGATAGATCAGGGCGTAAAAAACGCCGTGGGCAAACAAGCTCAAGATGAACTAACGAGTACAGGACTAACTCGCTATATGACCGCAAGGCCAGAAGCGATAGTTGAAGGAACAGACGATAGACGCAGAGTAACAGCACAATTCAATAAATTAATTGAAGAAGGACAGCCAAATAATAAGGCTACCGAGTTACTAGCGTTGAAAATTGCTTTTGGGCCAATTGAAGCTTTAGAGGCTGCTAGTGTGGGTTCCCATGATAGGATGACCCATCAAGACGCGGGTGGTGAAGGTGGCGACGATAATGTCACCGATAGTTCACCCAAAGACTTAACATCACGGCAGCGCAGATTTTATCAATCTAAAATAGATCAGGGAATTTATTCTGATTGGGATGCGGTAAAATCTGAACTGAAGTATCAAGATAAAAACTTAAGCAAGCGTGCGGCAAATGGCTAATATAATCCGTAACCCCAAGTATTGGGAAACAGATGAAGGCAAAATGGTCGCCATGCAGAATAACGGCAGGAGAGCTATTACTACTGCCGCGAGTTGGGTCACTGATTTGGCTGAACTTAAAAAATGCATTTGTCTGTGCCATCTATGTACTCCAAAGTTCAACCCGAAGGCATATCGTTATGAGCGGCAAACTAGGCCACCATTAAGAAATGTCGTAGGGGAATGTGATGGGTGTAAAGCAACGAATGAACAATGCGCTGTCTTTATGCCTGAATGAAACTTTAATTGGAGACTAATCATGGAATGCACCCAAATACTAAACGGTGGCAGTACACGGATTATCAAGTATCCCATTGCGGCGACAACTATTGCCAACATAATGCTGTTAAAACCAGCGGCAGGCGGTAATGGTTTAGCACAGTCCACAGCAACTAGTTGTGCTGATGCTGTGGGGTTATCACTTGATTCGGGTACTTATGGCACTGCACAAAACGCCGATGGCTCAAACCCTGAATCTCAGGTTAGTGTTATCGTAAACCCTGATGCGGTATATCGTATTAAATTGTCAGGCGGTAGCTCAAACGGCACTGCTCTTTCAAAACAAACAGTCACTACAGCTTCAACAACAGGCTTAGCCGTAACTACAGCGGCTGCATGGTCTTCACCAACCTTCGATGAGGGAACTGTGTGGGGTTATTCAGGAGCTAATGTTGGCCCTGAAGCAATACGAAAGATTACAAGCGTTAGTTCAACTGCGGGTACAGTAAGCGTTGCTTTTGCAAATGATATTGCCGTTGGCGATGAATTTTTGAGAGCACCTTTTGCTTTATTTACCGTTAGCCTCACCCTGACAAGTACTCTCGATCAGGTTGATTGCTCTGTGGCATTATCAGCTTCAGCGGCTGAACTAATTCCTATTAACAACTTGGGTCTACTTAGAGATGTGGGTTCCGACGGTACAACCAATAGCTTTATTGACTGTATTGCAGGTGACCATATGTTTAGTGGTCGCCCGTAATGATGGATGAAAAGGAGATAACCAATGTCTAATCCAGCAACATCGGGTCAATTTGCCGACTTATTAGACCCACGTTTTCAAAAAATCTTTGATGACAAATACAAACAACTACCTGATATGCTTCCTGAAATTTATTCTTTCCCTGCTACTAATGGACGGGATAATATGACATGGAGTGAAGTTGGCGCTTTCGCTGATTTCTCACAGTTCTCAGGTTCTATCAGCTACGATTCACCAGTACAAGGCTTTGACACGACATCAACACCGCTTGAGTTTGTTAATGGCTTTAAGGTGGAGCGTAAACTCTTTGATGATGACCAATATCATATTATGGATGGTCGTCCGTCAGGCTTGTCTACTGCGGCACATCGTACACGTCAAAAACATGGCGCTCGTATATTTAACAATGCTTTTTCAGTTGATAGTTATTTTTCTAATCAATCTGAAGGCGTTGCTTTGTGTTCAAATAGTCATACTACCAATGCAGGGGGCGTTGATACCTCATCAGGTTTTGACAACCTAGCCTCTTCATCACTTACAGCTACCGCAGTAGCGGCTAATCGCATTCAAATGCGTGGCTTCCGTGATGATCGTGGTGGTCGCATGTCTGTAATGCCAGATACAATTATTCACCCGCCAGAGCTTTATGAAGTGGCGTATGAGATTGTTTCTAGCATGGGTAAGGTAGATACTGCCAACAACAACAAAAACGTCCACGAGGGCGCTTATAAGTTGATTGATTGGGAATACCTAACCGATACAAACAACTGGTTTATGATGGACAGTTCCGCTCAATCTGAAATGCTTATGTGGATTGACCGCACACCGCTTGAGTTTGCCTATCAGGAAGAGTTTGATACCCTTGTAGCCAAGTGGCGTGCTTACATGCGCTATTCAAATGCTTGGGTAGACTGGAGATTCATTCTCGGAAATCAAGTTAGTTAATAGTGGCGGGGGGCTAAACGCCCCCCCCGTTTACCTAACGAAAGGAGCGTATGATGGCAAAGAAAGATAGTCCCTACGACAAAGTAACGGTTCAACGCCTTGTAACTTTAAAGGTTGTTAGAAAACACGCTGATACAGTGGCAAGTCTATTAGAGGCAAATGTTTATAATTTACATAACCAAATTGCTGATATTGACATAGATATAGACGACCTCATTGCGGCGAAGAAGGCCAAGAGGGGGAAGGCTTCATGACCAATCCTAACTATACAGACATTGATGTGCGGAAAGTTTTGGCAGGCGGTACTATGAAGCCTCCCGTTTTAAAGCAGCCCGCAAAACAACCAAAATTCAAAGCGCCTGTGGTTCCTAATATCACAAGCGTTAAACTCTAATAGGAGGCATATAATATGTCATTTTTAACCAAATACGGCGTGTTGGCATCAGTTATGCCCTCACTTATGGGTCGCATTCACTGGGTAGCTCCTGGCGCAGGCGGCTATTCATTAAATGGACAAACATTTACAGCGGCAGATGGTAATGACGGTCAAAGCCCCGAAGTTGCTTTGGCAACAATTGACCAAGCCATTAGCAATGCTACGGCAAGTGCAGGAGAGGTAATTATTTGTTTGCCAGGAACACATACACCAACAGCATCTTTAGCTATGTCAAAGGCAGGCGTAAAACTATTGTCCCTTGATGCAGTTCTTGGCGGCAATCCATTACGTCAATCAACTACTATAGGTGCGGTAACGGGCGACCAGAGTATTAACGTAACAGCCGCTGATATTGAAATTGCTGGATTTAACTGTATACCAGTAACGGCAGATTCATTTTTGGATTTCTCAGCTGCTGCAGATGGGCTTCATGTTCATCACTGTAAATTTGATATGGTCACGCCTGTCGTTAATATTGGGACTAAGGGTGTTGAAGCTCTTGGTGCGGCAAGTAATGTTTATCTTCATAATAACACATATGAGGTAGATGGCGCACAGGGCGAAGCTATTAATATGACAGCTTGTGTTGACAGCCTTGTGGAAGATGAATTAATCAACCTTTCCACAGGCACATGGGCGGCTGCTATTGTTACAGGCGCAGCGACTGACCGTCTTACTATTAGTCGCCTGCGGTGTCTAACTAGTGCTGGCACAATTACCATTGGTGTCAATGGTACAGCAGCCACAATTGCGGGCGGTGTTCAAGTTGTGGATAGCCGTTTCTCAGATAGTGTGACTGTGGCTATTGATGGCTTTGGAGCTGGAGAATGTGAAATTGCCGAAAACTATCAACTTGGCGTTGGTGGAACTGATGGTGGCGTATTAATCGTTGCTATAACTTAACAGGAGAACTTTAATGGAAAATCTTGGTATCATAGATCAACCCGTACCACAAAAAAAGAAGCCGCAATATGCGCCGCTTCTGCGGCCTCAGCAACGTGTGGAGTTGCAAGAGGAAATTAAGTCAATTGATCGCCAATTAGGAAACCCCGATACTCGTGAAATGGTCGATGTTGGCTCACAAAGTAGGCAAAAAGCTTCTTTAACTTCCGCCCTCAAAGATCAGTCACCACAGGCTTTTGCAAGCGATGATATGGACAAAGCTGTTAAACTTGAGCTTAAATTGCGAGATGCAATAACTAGTGATGGCATGTGTACTCAAGAGGAAATGCGTAAAAACCCTGCTGGTGCTGTTGATAAGCACATGGGTTGGGACAAACGCAACGGTGAAAACATTGCGGCTTGGAAAAACCTACGCTTACGTTTGGGCGAAAGTGGGCATGACTTTGGCAATGGACTTGATGGTAACGCAAATGAAGTTGCTAATCTCGAGATGTATCGTCCTGTCGGCGGCGCACAAGAGCTTAACATGTCGAGTGCTCAAATTGAGGGTAAGTCTTTTCATATGTCAGATGATGTGGGGCGAAAAACTGTTTTCACACAAGAGGATATTGAGGTTATCAGGAATGAACTTCCTGAAATATATCCCAAACTGGCTCTATTAGACGAAACTCAAAGAGTGGTCATTAAGCAACAAATTGAGTTTGCTCGTGGGCCTAAGATTGTTGAAAATAAATTTTCCTTTAAACAAAAGTTTCCTTTGCTAGCTAAAAACATTAAAGAGGCAACAGGAACTTGGCCTAAAAACAAATTAGAGGCCGAGGAGCTGATTGCCGAACATAATCTATAGGAGAATAGAATGGCCTTCCCCTTTATTTTCGAAAGCAATTTCGAACAAGGAACTAATGCAGAATGGGATAGTGGAACAGACACAGCTTCACAACTTGACTTTCCCCACTTTACAGAACTTGCTAGAAGCACCGACAAAGACCACGTTCCTTTAAATGGGGCTTATGTGGCTCGTTGGACGCTTTCAGGTGGCACAGCTGATGCTATTTTGGTCGAGGGTGATATTGATATATCAGCCGCCGCCACTGCATATTTCCGCATGGCAATTAATTTCTCAGAAGATTTTGCCGCAACGGCAGATGACACAGTGAACTTGTTTGAGCTTAAAGCAACCGCCACAGTTGAAGCCGCCCTTGGTTTTAGAGTTGTGGCGGCTACAGGTGTGATTAATCTTGGTGTTGGAGAGCTTACAGCTACAAGTTTTTCTTCAATCGCTCTAACCCGTGGAGAATGGTATATTGTTGAATTAAGGGTATTGATAGATGATGGAGCTAGTGACAACGGTTCTATTGGACTATTTATCTCACAACTTGGCGACTCCGCTAATCCAACAGAAGATGTTACCGTATCATCACTTGACCAAGGTGCTATCACATCTGGAGAGTTAGGCACGACTGTTCATTTAGCAACCACAACTGGCGAGATATTAATAGACCATTTTGTAATGGATGATGCGCAGTTATTTCGTCCTGCACGTTACGAGCAATCGGTTGAAATAACCAAAGATCGTCATGTTTTTGTGGGTAGGGGTGATAGTATCTCGGCGGCTTTACTAGATACAGGTGATGCTGATGAAACATTAAAGCTCTACGATACCAACACAGCACAAGATATACCCCAAAATCTAGTTCTTGAATTAGGCGCACAGACAGCAAGTGACGACGTTTTGCACTTTTCTAAGGGTTGTTATGCGGTGTTGCGCGGAACCACCCCTAGAGCCGCCGTAACCTTGCCTAGAGGTGTTAATGGGGACGGCGTGGTTAGCCCCACTTTTTACAACAGTTTACTAGTAAAGAAGTTAGGGCGTGGTTAAATGGCAGCAACTGATGCATCAAGAGCTCCGAAGGACTTTGCCGATTTATATAATGATCTGGTAAACCGTATTCGTGAACAAACAGGCGTTACATCAACTAACCAACAAGCCCAGCGTTATATAAACATTGCTTTGCTGGATATGCACGTGGGTACGGAATATAAGCTACCTTGGGCGGAAAGCTCTGCTGTTTTAAGAACAAAATCAAAATACACTACTGGCACAATTGCAGTAACTAAGGGGTCAACTACAGTTACGGGGTCAAGTTCACTTTGGAACACCGCAAATGATTTTAGTGAAAACAACGTCATTGCAGGGGGCAAGATAACTCTTAATGCTACAGATGAAGTGTACGAAGTTGATGCAATAGCAAGTGATACCTCACTAACATTAACCACTAAATATATCGGTGATACGGTTGCTAGTGATGGGAGCTATGTGTATTTTGAGGATGATTATGCTTTAGATGCTAGCTTTTTACGGTTTGTTGATACTCGTTCTTTTAATCCCGAAAGAAACATTCCCATAGTTTCACGAACTGATTTTCGTAGAATGTACCCCTCTAACGATTTAACAGGCTACCCTGAAGTAGCAACCATTGTTAATAAAGATTTTAGTGGTAGTGCTACTCCTGTGCGTAAAGTTAGACTACATCGTGCGCCTGATAAAGAATATCTAATTCCTTATGATTTCATAACCAATAAACTAGCTGTTTCAGCGGCAGGCGTAAGACAAGAATCCTTATCAGCAGATACAGATGAGCCAATCGTACCATATCGTTACCGTCATGCAATTACGGCCTTTGCTTTATATATTTGGTATCGTGATAAAAAAGATGACATGGCAAGAGCGAAATCGGCACAGTCAGATTATGTGGATATTATGATACGTATGACCTCAGACCAAGAGGTTGGTTCACCACGTCCTAAAATACGCCCAATTCGTTCGCCCTATGTTAGTAGAGCAAATCGACCTTATAGTGGTAGCGGGTCGAGAAATATAAGTTCTGATGGCTTTGACCAATTGAGAGATAGATAATGGGTAGACAGTTTGTAAAACATTTATTTGGCGGTGGGTGGGCAACTGATTTTGGCCCCTCGTCTGACGTTGTTGTGGATAGAGCTAGTCAAATAAATATTCCATTTTTAACAAAGGCTGAAAATGTTATTTATGAACTTGATGGCGGCCCTCACAAAGTTGAAGGCACAACTAAACTTAATTCGTCTGCGCTAGAAAGTGGTGCGGCTATCATGGGGTTAGTGGATTATTGGATACAAGGCTCTACGGGTACACCCACTCAACACCGTGTTATTGCCGTAGGCACAAAGTTTAAAAAAGATGATGCGGATGGAACTTTTAGTGATATTTTTACGGGCAAAGTTTCTGGGGCAATTCCTGATTTCACAATTTTTGATGATATTTTAATCATTTCTAATGATGCATCTGCCGACGTTCCTATGTCGTGGGATGGCACTACCGCACAGAATTTAGCAGGTTCACCCCCTAATTTTGCTTTTTCAACCACGCATCACAGCCATGTATTTGCGGCAGGTGTTGTTTCGTCACCATCAACTTTGTATTATAGCGTGCCATTTGACCCCGAAGATTGGACTGGAACTGGCTCAGGAAGCATTCAGATAGACCCTAACGATGGCGATAAGATTACGGCAATTATTTCACATAAAGATACTTTGATAGTGTTTAAAGGGCCTTACAAGGGTTCTATACATATAATTACAGGTACATCTTCGGCAAATTGGGATAGACAGACGTTTATTGATACAATTGGTGCTGTAAATCAACGTACAACTATTCCATTTAAAGATGATGTTTTGTTTATGTGGTCAGATGGAACTGTTCGCTCTCTAACCGCAACACAAGACTTTGGTGATTTTAGAGAAAATACACTAAGCGTGGCTATTAATAGGGGTTATTTGAATAAAAGTTTGACATTTAATAAGTTAGAAAAAGCCCAAGCGGTTAATGATGATAATGCAGGTTATGTTTTAATTACCGTTCCTGCTGACGGCTCAAGCACAAACAATGTTGTTTTGATGATGGATTATCGTTTTATGACAGGTGAGACTCTTCCTAGGTGGGCAAAATGGAGTGCATACAGCAATGTGGCTTGTATAGTTTCTGTGATTGACCCAACCGATTCAAATAGACGTATTATTATGGGTGGTCACGACGATGGTTTTGTTAGAAAATGGGGACGTTCAAGCAGAAGCTTAGACGGAACAACGGCTATTAATTATGATATAGCCACCCCATTCTTAAATTACGCAACCCCATCTGAAATGAAAACTATTAGTGGTGCGGCAGTTAGTTTGGCGGTTAAAAATGATGGTAACGTAACGTTTGGTTGGACAAGAGATACTATGGCTCAACAAGCGGTTGATATATCACAAGGTGGTGTAAGCGATGTTTTGGGTACTGTATCAACCAATCAATTTACATTAGGAACATCGCAATTAGGTGGCGCACTGTTTTCAGAGCAATTTAGTGCTTTGGGCGAAGAGGGCGGCGAATTTAGATCAATACAATATGAAATCACAAATGCTGTTGTTAATGAAGATGTTGAAATTCATGGTATTGGAGCGTTTTTAAGTTCAGGCGCAGAAAGTATGGAGAACTAGCATGTCTATAAGTCCTTTTAAAACATTTTCTGCGGGAGAAGTGTTGACCGCTTCTGACCTTAACTCGTCTTTTACCCAAATAACAAATAACGGTGAAGACTTGGGTTGGCCTGCAACCAAAGCAAAGGATTTGAACGGTCAGGAGCTTATTCTTGATGCAGACGGTGATACCTCAATCACTTCGGATACTGACGACCAAATTGATGTAAAAATCGGCGGAAATGACGCTGTGATATTGACTTCTAGCAGAGTCACAACCACAGCGTCTATAACATCATCTGGTGCAGGCATACGAGACATTCTTGTAGAAAGCACAATAAACGGAGGTAGGGCAGCCTACCAAATAAAAGCGTTATCATCAACGGGAGCGGCGAGTGCGTGGGAGTTTGGTGCAAATAGAACCGCAGATGATACACTTGAAGTTTATGATATTACAAATAGCACACTAGCCGCTAGTTATAAAAATGGTGTTGGATGGGTGTTCCCTACTGATATTGAAATCTCAGGTTCAGTTCGGGGTGACGTTACGTTGAGTGACGGAAAAGTAGAAATTACAGAAACAGTTAATAACATTCCTTTAAAGGTAAACGCTAATTTTGCGACACAAACAAACGTTATTTGTCAGATTAATGCGGCTAGAGCCGCCACTGATGCCTTTGAATTTATTAGGTGTTTTGCCAATAGTGTTGAGAGGTTAAGAATTAACGGTCTTGGTAATGTGCTTAACACAAATAACTCTTATGGTGCTTTATCTGATATAAAAATAAAGATAAACCTTCGCCCTGCTAATAGCCAATGGGATGATATTAAATCAACCGCATCTATTATGCAGAATTACCAACTCAAGGCAGAGTATGCCTTAGACCCTAACTCAAAATTTCATTTAGGTGTGGTTGCCCAAGACCTGCAATTAATTTCCCCATCCCTTGTTAGTGCTAGTCCTGATAAAGAGGTAATTATTGTTCAAGAGGCGGTTGCTGAGGTTAAAGATGCTAATGGTATTATTATCACCCAAGCAGTTGAAGAAATTACCGAAACAAGGATTGTGCTAGACGCTGAAGGTAAGGAGATTGTTACCCTTGGTGTTAATTATTCTTTGATATATCTAAAAGCAGTTAAAGCTCTTGGCGAAGCAATGGAGCGAATTGAGGTGCTAGAAGCTAAAGATAAAGAAAAAGATATTTTAATAGCAAATATGATGTCTAGGTTAGAGGCAGGGGGGCTATAACATGATTGATAGAAACAGGTGTTCAACGTAAAATAGATTTAAACTTTGATATTATTAAAGCGGAAACGGACACCGTATTTTGTCCCAAGGAGTAAGACTATGGTAGAACTACCAAAAGAAGCAAATGAAAAGGCTAAAAAGAAGGTGGAAGAAAAAGTTCCGCCGAAAGAGCCAGATGTGAGTATACAATCAGGTGGAACTAGCCCTCCTCCAGAGCCGCCTAAATGACAGGGCTACTTGCATATATAGGTCTTGATGTGTGGCAAGCCTCTTATGGGCTTGTAAGCCTATTGGCTATCATAATGGCACATTGTTTAGGCGGGTTTAAAAGAAGGGGCGTGGCCTCGGCTTTATTCTTGTTGTGGGTTTTAAATATTTTTTATACAGAGATGACCCAAAACCTAACGCCTGTGATTTTCTTTGCTATTGGTGATTTGATAATAGGCTCTTTTATTTTATGGTCAGCCAAAAACAACTGGCAAAGAGGTATAGGGTCGTGGTTTATAGTTATGATGGTTGCACATATTGCATTTTGGATTCAAGAACCACAAACAGCTGAAGTAAAATATGCTTATTGGAAGACTTTTACAGCGTTAGGATGGGGACAATTATGTCATGTGGTTATTTGGACTGTTAAAGATATTAGGGCTAGCTTTTTTACTGCTTTGTCTAAGAATTTTAATTTGGGGATGGATGTATAGCCATGCAAGAATTAAGCGAAAACACCCCTTTTTTACTTCTTCTCGCCATGTTTCTAGTAAGAGACATGATAATACCGCTGATAAGAAAAACAGGAAGCACGATTGAACAAGATATAAAAAGTATTGAGGAAGACGTTAAGGATATTAAAGAAGGTATAGGGGAAATGGGTCTTTCCATTGCTGTTTTACAAACTCAAGCTAAAGAGAGAAAAAAGAAATAATGGTAAAAAGAGCCAAAATAGAAGTTAGAATTGCCAACAATGATGAAGGTAAGTTTATTGCTGACCTATGCAAAAACATGGGGTTTTTGGGCTTGGATGATTTAAACTGGCATAACATTTATCCTCATTGGTTAGTGGCTGAAATGGAAGGTTCTATTGTGGGTGCTTTAGAGGTTTTGGTTGGTAGGCCGATAGGTAGGGCTGAGTTCTTGTGTGTTTCACAGGAATTAAACCAAATTGAGAAGGCTAGAATAAGCCAAATGCTTTTAATTAACGCAATGGCTACATTAAAATTAAGCGGTGCGGAAACCATGATGTGCATCATACCTTTTTCAAACAAACAGTTAAAGCGCATGGTGAAAAATAGAGGCGGCACTGTTTGCGCCTCTGGTAACATGCTGACAAAAAGGATAGCGTAATGGGTGGCTCAACAAGAGAAACCACAACAGTTAATCTTCCACCGCCTTCTGCGGCTGAATTGGCGTTGCAACAACAACAACTTGAGCTTGGGCAACAACAGCTTGCGGCTATTCAACAACAACAACAATTTACAACAGAAATGTTTACGAGCTTTATGGGTTCACAGACTGCTGAGCAAGAAGCGCAATCTAAACAATTTGCCGAGCAGTTCGAATTTTTACAATCAGAATCAGCGTTTAATCGCACTCTATTGAAACAACAAGCCGATCTATTACGTCAAACAGGATTAAGGGCTGAAAAGTCGTTTGCCATAGATGAAGCTAACTCAGAGCAACTTCGTCAATTACAAGAGTCACAGCTAGCACTTGGTCAGTCACAAGCTGATAGAGCATTGGAGCTACGTCCAATTGAAGATCAATTATTGCAGTTGCAACTTCAGAATATGCAAGCCGCTCAACAGCCATCAGAACAAGACCAAATATTGCTTGATATATTAAGGCAACAATCGTCTGAGCAACAGGCGGGTGCGGCAGGTCGTCAAGAGGTTCAAGACCTTCTACTACAAAATCTTCGTAATGTAGCACAAAGCCCTGAAGCCATCAGTCAAGCAATAACGGGTCAAGCTGACTTAGCCATTGAATCAGGGCTAGAAGATATTAATAGTTTGGCTAGGCGTTTGGGTATAACATTACGCACAGAACTAGCCCCCGCTAGAGGCTTAAGACCAACCGACACACCTATTTTAGATAGGGGCGGAGAGATACAACGTGCGGGAATAGAGCAGGCGGGACAATTAATACGTGGTGTAAGGTCGGCTGAAGCCGCTCAGCAAGCACAATTGCCTTTACAGATACAACAACTTCTAGGACAGTTAGGCGGCGCACAGACGCAAGCAGGGCAAGCAGGGGCGGGTTTAACAAGTCAATTAGCAGGGGCTAGTGCAGGGCTTGACCTTTCTCGTTTAGGTTTCGGCTCAGAAGTGGCTAGTGGTCAACAACAACTTCTTGGTGCTAATCAACAGTTCCAACAACAACTAGCAGATGCAGCAGCGCAAAACCGTCTAGCGTTAACTGGTCAGTTTTTAGGTGGTGTTCAAGGTGCAGGTGGTTTAGGGTTGGGATTAGCCACTGGAATTAATGCTAATACAGCGGGGGCGTTAGCTAACTTTCAGAACCTTAGATTAGGAAGTTCTTCAAGAACAACAGAGACAAGAAGTAGCCCTGGACTAGGAGGCGTGCTTGGTGGATTGGGTGGATTATTTACTGGCTTAGGCTCAGGTGGTTTGGGATTAAGTTTTGCATCTGATATTCGCCTCAAAAAAGATATTGTAAAAGTTGGTGAGTTTGAAGATGGTATTAATATCTACGAATTTGCTTATAAATGGGCTAAACAACGCTTTAGAGGTGTTATGGCTAATGAGGTTGAAAAGATTTATCCAAAAGCCGTTACAACAATTAATGGTTACAAAGCGGTTTATTATGATATGCTTGGTCTGAAAATGGAGAGCGTATGATGGCTTTAAATACAAACGTTACCCCAACTTTAGGATTGGCAAATCAATCTCCTTTGGCTCAGCTTCAAGGCGCACCTTCAACCACAGGTCTGACTAGTAACGCTATTCAGGAAGCGGCAAACCAATCAGGTTTAGGTTTGGCCTCACCTGATGTTCAATTAGCCCCTGAATCATTAGAGCCACTACAAGTTGACCCCAATCAACAGATTGCCCCGCCAGTAGAAGAGGCAGCACCAGTAGCAGCGGAACAGTCTGCGGCAGATAGCTTTAAGGATGATCCTTTTGGCTCATTAGGGTTTTTGTTTTCTTCTATAGCGGCGGGGTTAGAAGGTAGAGAAAGTCCTGTGTCACAACGTCATAAACAAAGAATACAACAACAACAATTAGAATTGCAAAGTGTTGGCGTGGTTATAGATGCTGTTGAGGGTGGCTTGAAGTTTTTAGACGGTGTACCCGCTGAAAGACGTAATGAAGCTATTCAACAATATATAGGACAGTTTGGCAATTCCCCGGCATTGCAGTTGCGTATAGGCCAACAACTAAACGCCACTGTTAATCTTTTAGACCAACGTGGCATGACCCCCGCCGAAGGTTCGGAATTTGCACAACGCAACAAACATACCCTTACTTATCTTGCGGGTGCGGGTAGTAAAAACCCTGTTGAACGTATTGAGGACTTGGAAAAAACAGAAGGTGGTCGAGAATTTATTCAAGAAATAGAGGATAGTGGTAATTTACAATCTGTTTTACCCAAAATACAATCCGTTGCTGATGTTATAAATCAAGACCCACAAATTAAAGAGGGTTTGCGCCAAGGCTTAATAGACAGAAACGGCTTACGTGGTAATATGCCTGTTATTACAGAAGTAGAATTGCAGGGGTTCCCGTTTTTATTACAAGCGGCGGGTGTTCCGCCTGAAATAGCTACAGCATTTTCAAGGGGTGAATTACAAGCAATAGAAAATATTGGTCAATCTGAGATTGGGGAATTGTTAAATGCTGTTTATGTGCCAACCGCAGAAAATAGACTTCAACAATCAGCGGGCGCACAAAGGTCAGTGTTTGAGGTTGTTGACGCAAACGGGAATAGAACAGGTCAAAATGTAACTCAAGGAACCCCTGAATATGAGGATGTTATAGACTCAGCAGGGCTATCTCTTGCAAGGGTTTCAGCAAGAACGCAGGGTGCAGGGCCAACAGGTGAGAGAGCCGAAGTTAAAGCGCGGGTTAAGCTTGACGAAGACCTTCGCAAAGAGATATTTGATATATCCAGTCGAATAGCTAGTAGCGGAGAGGTTTTGCGAGATATTAGGGCTAACCCGAGTTCAGTATCAATGGTTGGCTTTATTGCTGATAACCTTGGAGGTGCAATTGGTTCTGTACTTGGTGAAAGGGCGCAAGCTGCGTTAGGTACGTTTTTGTCTAATCTAAGTGGTGCAGAAGTCAAATCTGAACCTATTGCTGAAACTCGTACTAGAATAGCGCAGTTCGTCGCTCAAAACATTACGACAATTACTGGTGAGGAATCAGGTAGGTTTACCGAGGCAGAGCGTGAATTAACCAATCAGGTTATTGCCGCACTAAAAGCCTTAAGAACGCCAGAGCAAGCCACTACAGCCGTTAGGGTAATAGTTGAGGCCAACCTGTTGCAACGTCATCGTAAAGAGCTTGAGCGTCGCACAGGCACACAATCTATGTCCTTTGAAACTGCATCACTACCTGCAACCCTCACTAAATTACAACAACTAGGGTTTAGTGAAAATGAAGGGCTTGATTTTATTAATAGGGCAAGACGATTTGAATCCCAATTTGATGCTATTCGTAGGAGCAAGTAATGGCTCTAACTCCTGAAGAAATTGAAGAACGCTTGAAAAAAGCTAGGGAAAGTGTAACTACCGACCTTGGTGCTACTCAAGATGTGCTTGAGCGTTCAGGTGAAGCCCTAACAACCGCCTCAGACATTGCAGTGATAAAAAGACAAGAACGTCTAAGTGGTGCAGGTGGGTTAATAGGCCAAGAACTGCACAGTCCTCTCCACCACCTACCTCTATGGAAACCCATTGAGGAAAGAGGGTTATCACAGCCACAAACACCAGAGCAAATTGAAGCACGTTTAGTTAGCAGAGAGCAGGGCTTGCAGATACAACAAGAGGTTGGTAGGCGTGGTGGTGACAGTGTTTCCTTAGATGATGATGTAATGTTAAATTCTTTATCAAAAACAGGGTTTCAAATAAACCAAAGGTCTATACCTTTTGGTGACGCTAGTACGGGGTTTAGATTTGATTTTGCAAGGGCTGAAACTCCTGAAGAAAAAGCAGGGGTTTTTGAAAGACATTTTCCTCAAGGGTCTTTAGTTTTAGTACCAATAGCATCAGGTGTAAGAGAGTTTTTATTAAAAGAAACCCCAGACGGGGTTTGGAAACGTATTGAGCCTGAAAATGAAAGCCTGAAAGAATTTGCAACTGATGTTATGGAGTTTGTTGTTGCTGACTTAGGTACAATAGCGGGGGCGGCGGCTGTGACTGTTCTTACAAGGGGGCGGGGAATATTTGTAAGAGCCGCAATGGAGGGCGTAGCAAGTTTTGTTGGTGACATAGGGCAAGAGTTAATTGAGCGTGAAGAAGGGGTTTCTTTAAAAGAATTTGATGAAATGTTAGCACAAGGTACGGTAAAGGGGGCTTTTGGGTTCGGTGGGGTATTAGTATTTGATCATGGATTGCAAGCTATTTCCCGAAGGGTTAGAGGCGGGTCTGTTTTCTCGCTAAGAGCTAATGGTGGCAAGGCAGTAGACGCATTTAAAAACCTTGGACTAACCCCCACCTTAGATATGGTTAGCAAAAATCCTGTAATACAAATTATGGGAAGGCAGGCACGGGCTATATCAACAGCATTAAGGTCTCATGTTGACCAACTTACCGCAGGGGTTAATTCTATTTTCATAAAACAGGCGGATATTATCAGTGATAGTGGAGTATCGGGACAAATATTACTAGATGCTGAAGCGGGCGCACAGAGAAGAATTATTCGGCAGATGAATACAGAAGGTGGTCTTGGGGTGCTTATCGACTCAGCATCAGGAAAATCAGTAGCATCAAGGGGTTCAAGAAGCCGTGGTAATCAGCTTTTAGAAGCGTTTGCTAAATATGATGCAGAATCATTAGCTAGGGTTAATGGGGCTTATTCCATTGCTCGTAACATAGAAGAGCCAGTGTTTAGTATTGGCGGCTTACAGAATATTGCACGTCGTACTAAAACAGGCACACCACTGCGTAAAACAGCACCAAGCACAACGGTTGATACAGAATTACTAGATGAGTTTGGGCAACCTATTAATAGAGTCGAAGCTGGAATTGAGAACTTTAAAAACCTAGAGCTACTTGATAGTCAAATATCTGATGTTGTAGACGAAATTCTTAATATAGACCCGACTGACCTTGGCCCCGTATTTATAACACCCCAAGGCAGGACATTATCAAAAGCTGAAATGCGTAAATTCATAGCTGATGGAAAAGACTTAAGGCAATTAGTGGCTGGTGGTGAATTGACAATGGTTTCAGCTACCGATCAACTATTGGCTTTAAAACAGAGAGTGAGTGAGTTATCAGTACCGCAGATTGGTATGCCACGAAATCAAACCAATAGAGCGGCGGCAAAACTAAGTAAAGCATTTGATGATGTTTTAAATAACCCATTAAACAGTAGCCCTGAGTTTGTAGCCGCTTGGCAAAAGGCAAGTGGATTAGCGTCTGAGAGGTTTAGAATAAGAGAATTGCCTTTGGTAGCACAAGCCTTTGTGTCTGCCGCCAACAATGAACCTGCTACCTTTGCCGCTAGATTTCTCGATTTAGCCAGTGCTTCAAATGTGGACACCATAGACCAAGTTATTAGGGGATTAGGCCAACCAGCGGCTAACAGCAAGGGTATGATGGCTCTTAAAAACTTTATATTGGGTGATTTGTTTGCCAAGCCAGACCAAATATTAGCAAGACTAGATGGTGCTGACCCTGATTATATAAGAAAATTATTCAATCCAAAACAACTAATAGAAATAAGAAAAGCGGCGGCTGATTTTGACAGGTTAAATCAATTGGGGCTAAGTAAAGCGGTTGGACAGCAAGCTCAGCTAGGTAGGGCTGTTGGCCAGGCTATTGATACTGGAAGCACCCAAACTATTGAAACATTGAAAACTGTTATTAAAAACCAAGGCGGCGCAGAAAGTCCTATTGGTAGAACGATAAGAGCGGGTATATATAATGAATTATTCGAGAGGGGAAGCAAGCTAACCTCAGCGGGTAGAGAGTTAAACGCTTCGTCATATTCAGCTTTGGTTAAAGAATTTGAAGATGCAGGGGTATTTGACCTGTTGACACCAAAGGACAAAAGGTTTTTGCAGGATACACAGATTATACTTGAGATTATGGGCGATGTTGCTGATGCGGGTACTTCCATACAAGCAAACGAAGCTGTTGCTGGATTAAGACAGCTATCGCTCAATGCAGTAAAAACTATTCTTGAGAATAGAATAGTTGCGAACTTGTTAATGTCTAAAGGTTTATTTGACACTTTCGTTAGTGGTGCTGCTGCAATGGAGCCACAGAAGGTTTTAACTTTCATTTCAGCCGCTGCTGGTAATTTAGCAACTGATACAGAATTTTTAGAGGATAGCGGTCAAGTAAGAATATTACTCGATAATGTTAATTCACAGTTGCCGCCACCTACTGAAACACCAGTTATACCAATAGCTGAGGGTGTAAGGGGTATTTTTGAATAATGGCTTTTAAATTTGGTAAAAAATCTAAAGAGTGCATAGCAACGCTAGATACACGCTTACAAACTATTGTGAACATAGCAATTTTAACAGTAGACTTTGCTGTTATAGAGGGTCACAGAGGCGAAGACAGGCAGAATGAATTGCTAGTTGAGGGTAAAACACAACTAGCGTGGCCTTTAAGTAGACACAACACTTCGCCATCAAAGGCTATGGATATTTTACCCGCCCCTTACGATTGGAATAACCGAGAATCCTTTATTAGGTTTGCCGCCTTTATTATAGGTATTGGGGCTGCCCTAGGTGTTGTTATTCGTTGGGGTGGTGACTGGGACAGGGATTGGGATTTAAAAGATAACAAATTTAACGACTACCCTCACTTTGAGATTGTAGACTTGTAATTTCAACCTATTTATATATAATAACGCACGAAAGGATATAACTATGGATATTGTAGCAATTTTAAATTCAGTGGGGCTATCCCCCGCACTTGTTGGTGTTATTGTTGGGGCGGTTCTTTTGTTTGAGCGCATTGGTAAGATTATTCCTGATGATGCAGAGGGTGTGCTAGGCATGATACGCAAAGTCGCTAAAGTATTAGGCGGCTATGTTGAAAACCAAAAGTCTAGTGAATAATGGGTTTTCTCAAGATTATACAAGGTGCGTTTACATTCATTAATGCGTGGATGAGAGGTCAGGAGCGTAAAGCTAACGAAGAAGCAGGGGCTAACAAAGCTGACCTTGCAACCCGAAAGGCTAATGATGAAACAGAAGAATTTGCAAAAAATGTTCGTAAGCGCAAGTCTAGTAGCCCTATTAAATCTAGCGGCGTGTCAAGGGATAACAATTCAAGCTGATATCTCCTGTAAAGCCATGTCAGAGGCAGTAGACTATAATGAGGGTGATAACGAACATAATCTCTCTAAAGAGGCTTTAAGGGAGCTTCAGGGGCTTCTCACTATAGAAACAACCGAAGAAATCAATGCGCTTGATAAGTTTGCTGCTGACAACAATGAAATCTACCTAAATAGATGCCCTTAATTATTCTCGCTCGGAAATAAAGTGTTCCAAGTCTTTTGGGTTATGAGCTTTATTGAGTGCCGTGTGCTTCATTTTTAATCTCTTTAAGGCGTTTTTTTAATTCACTTCTTTTAACTTGTATGTTTGTATATTTA